CCAACAGCCGCAGATCCTGCAGCGCTACAGGTTGTTCAGGCTAATTTTACGGGAGGAAGCTCTACTAATGATGGTTTCTTACCATATGAGACGGGAACTAAAGCTTTCCGATTCTTCCAAATAAAATTTGTTGTAAATAACAACGAGCCTAATCAATTTGACTTTACAATTGATAAATTACGATATACAATTGAAAAAGAAAAGCTAATATTTACAGAAAGTGTTGTTTTTGACGGGGTTGATAAGGTAGTTGATTTGTCTTCTGCTAATTTTGTGCAAGTGCCTGTAGTAAGTTTAGATGTTACTTCTAGCGCTAATGCTTTAGCGGCACCTATAGCAGTAACTACCGAATTAAGTGCAACTCAATTAAAATTTAATGTATTTTTTACAAGTAATGGGGTTGCCCATCCAGCAGACAGCACAGCAACTGTATCGGTGACGGCAACAGGAGTTTAATAATGGCAACAGGGGATTCAAATACTTTTGTAGAACCAACTGCGGGTACAGCTATTAATACTGCCAGAGGGCAAGTTAATGGTAGTTTACGCGCTCTCTTACGTAATTTTTATAGCTCAGTAACGCCTACTGGACCAAATATTATTGCTTCTGGTGCTAATCAAGGTGAGCAAGATGGTATGCTATTTAGAATGGCTAATGCTAATGTTGCTGCTTTATATATTTCAGACTCTGCTAATAAAAAGTCTTCTGAGGTTGGAGGTAATTTTACTAGGGTAGGTATAGGTAATCGGGTAGAAAATGGTATTGGGGCTTTAGCAGCTAACGTAACCCACTATGAAATTGGTGAGTTAGTTGCTACTGTAAGTGCTGATGGAGCACTAGCTTCTAATGCTCGGTTATACCTTTCAAAAGGTAATACAAATTCTATGACTGATTTCATAGATGTAGGTATTCCTCCTACAAACGGCTCTGTTACTGCTCCTATGATCGGTAACTTAGAGTATTTGCGTTTTTCTAATGCTTTAGTGGGAAAAACCAAATTTACAACTAATGCTGACATTAAATTAGGCAGTGCAGGCAGCGGAGATGGTAACACTGCTATTGGTTTTAATACCAATAACGTAACTTCTAATGTAAGTTTAGTTAAAAATATTCAAGAGAGTGGGCACGGTTTAAGTATTATAGATCAAGATGGTGATTACGGTCCTCTACGTTCTAATATAGTTTTTCAATCTACGGTCGCTGGTACAGATACTGCTATCTCTGAGTTAATTCCTGTAGGGACTATGGTAGTGTGGGGAAAAGCAGCAGCTCCTTCTGGGTGGTTATTGTGTGACGGTACTGCTATTTCTCGAACCACTTACTCGGCTCTTTTTGCACAATTAGGTACTACTTATGGAGTTGGTAATGGCTCAACCACTTTTAACCTACCTAATTTTAGAGATAGAGCTCCCGTAGGCGCAGGAGCAAATATGTCTTTAGGTGCCCAAGCAGGTGCACTAGCATCTTCTGGTGTAATTACTACAAACTCGGGAACGGCAGATTTAACAGTAGGTACTGCTTCTTTTGCTTCTAGTGCTAAAGACTCTTCTGTAACAGATGCTGTAACAAGTGTTACTGCTGGTGGGCACACACATACTCTTACTTTACCGCACATTGCAGTAAACTTTATAATTAAAACATAGAGGAATAAAATGGAATATATGAAATTTGAAATTGATAATTTGACACAAGATAGAGTTATCTGTCAATATAGAGAAATTACAGAAGAAAAAAAAGGAGAATTTAAATCACGAGTATTTCCTTTAGAACTTTTAGGAGAACACGAACCAAAAATTCTTGAATTGGTTAAAGGTGATATTACAGGTATTTATTTAGAATACAACGGAGAAGTAACACACACAGAACGAAAACAGTTTGGAAAAGCAATAACTGCTCTAGATGAGGAAACAGTAGAGTATTGTTTAAAGGTTGTTAAAAATGCTTGTGTTCAAGAAAAATGGGATGATTTACTTAAACCGCCTTCTGTAGACGAACAAGTTGAGGAATTTTTAAAAGAATTCTTTCCTGATGATGATGAAGAAACTTTAAAACCAAAAGACTTTTTAGCAGAGTTTTTTGCGGAATTAGAAGAAGAGGCTGATTCCGAAAAGGAATAATAAATGGCATTAACAAGAATTACTACTTCAGTTGTTGAAAGTGATGCGGTTACTACAGATAAGATAGCTGATGGAGCTGTTACTACAGATAAGATAGCTGCTGGAGCTGTAACAATAGATAAATTAGCAGCATCTGCTAATGTTTCCCTTGTTCACGCAGATTTAACATCTAATGTTAATTTAGTGCAAGATAATGTTGTACGAGTTGCTGCTAATTTATTAAGTAATACTTATACCTATGCTAATACAGAAATTGGTTTTCTTGGAAATAATGCTCCAGAAACACAAACTCTTAGTTTGGGTGACCCTGCTAATGTTATTATTGGAACAACGAAACATAGCGATGGAATATCTTTTGTTCGCATTAACAGTGCTTTTGGACAAGGAAAATATAACTTAGACGTAAGCGGTAACTCGCGTATTCAAGACGCTTTTATTGATACTGTTGCAATAGCCAATACAAACCCTTCTGGTGGTGGGTTTTATCTAGGAAGTCCAGCTAACATCATTTTAAGGGCATCTACTACACAACCCATAACTGGTCGTTTACATATGGGTGTTCCTGATAGTATTTCTGGCCCCTCTAGTTATGCCGTAGATGTTAGATCCAATGCAAATATTGGAGATACGTCAGTAACTGCTTTAGGCGTAAATAACGTAAGTCCAGCTGCTGGAACTATTTCTGTAGGTGTTCCTGCTAATGTAGTAATTCGCTATCACGAAGCGAGCGGAGCAGGCAATGTTATTATTGGAGATGCTACGGCTATTTCTGAATACAACTTAGATGTTCGTGGTAGCGCAAACACCTCAACAATCATAGTTGACTCTCTAACAGCATCTAGGGCATTAATTTCTGGAGCCTCTAAAGGCGTAGAGTCTTCTTCTGTTACCTCTACAGAGCTAGGTTATGTTTCGGGAGTTACTTCTGCAATTCAAACTCAATTAGACAGCAAAGTTGGTCAAACAAATATTAATCCCGTTCAGGATAATGTAGCAGCTGCCGAAGCTAATATAGCATCTGTCATAAGCGGTTCTACCGCTTTTACCGGTGCTGTAACTATGAACGATGATTTAACTGTTCAAGGTAATCTTACTGTTGCTGGTAGTTTTGCTAATCTTGCAGTTCAAGATTCTTATACAGACGACCGTATGATAATGTTAGCAAATTCATTTACAGGATCTCCTTCTCTTGATGTAGGCTTACTATTTAATAGAGGAAATCAGGGCAATGCTGCATTTTTCTATGATGAATCTGGGCGCAGATTTAGACTATCAGACACGCAAGACCCTTCATCTAATACAGCTTTATCCTCTGTAACAGACTCAAATCTTCAGTTAGGTAATTTATTTGTTGAATCTATTACTTTAGATGGAACAGCAATTAGTGCAACAGGCGTAGAATTAAATTACACAGACGGAGTAATTTCCGCAATTCAAACTCAATTAGATGGCAAAGACACTAGAGCAAACGTTGATGCGTTTGGGACGTATGCCAACACTAATTTAGATACTAAAGCTAATGTTAGCGCTACTTACTTTTTAGCGTTAGCTAACGACTTTGTAACGTATACAAGACTTAATGCTAATATTAATACTACTACAGATAATGTTACTGCTGTTGAAACTCGTCTTAATGCTAATATAGATATCGTTCAAGATAATGTTGCTACTCTAGCAGGAACTACTCTAACTCCTAGTTCTAATACAGTTACTTCTGTTGCAGGAGCAAACGCTTATGGCATTGGAGCAGCGGTAACTGCGATTGCAAGAACTCGTGTTTATGTATCAGGCGTTTCTCAATTACCTACCACTGACTATGTAGTACCATCTTCTGGTGTTATGCAATTAACTGACCCTTCTGCAGATATTCCTGCTGATTTACCTATTTTAATTCAATATTGGAACTAATGAAAATAAGACAACTTACTACAGAACTTACTTTTCGCTGTAATGCTAAATGTCCCGCTTGTCATAGAATAAAGCCTTTACGTATAGATTTAAATGATAAACAGTATACTATTTCTTTAGAACGTTTTAAAACTCTGTTTAATCCTGAGCTTTTAGAAAACTTAGAGTGGCTTGTGTTAAATGGTAATTTTGGCGACTCAATTATGAATCGCGAATTTAGAGAAATTATAAGTTATGTAAAAGAGTATAATGTAAAACTTAATATTCATACTAACGGCGGAATACACGATACAGATTATTGGAAAGATGTAGGTAATATTTTAGATCGCTTTGATATTATCAACTTTGACTTAGATGGCTTATCAGATACACACCATATTTATCGTATAAATACACATTTTGAAACAGTTTTTAATAATGCAAAAGCTGTTATTTCTACTAATCGACCGCAAGTTCATTGGAAATATATAGTTTTTGAGTATAATAAGCACCAAGTAGAAAAGGCAAAAGCCTTAGCAATTAAAGAAGGCTTTAATACCTTTTCTACAGTTAAAACTTCTAGAGAATTTGGACGACCTACTTCAGGTAAATTTGTTCATACAAAAAAGACTAATGAATATGAAAAAGCTGAGAAAAAAATTCACTGTGTCTGGAAAGACTGGAACAAGTGGTATATATCACCTGAAGGATTAGTATTTAGGTGTTGTTGGACAGGCGGGCATTACTATGATAACGATAATTCTCGTTTTTATTATCCTTCCGACTTTGAACAAAAATTTAATGGATTTGAAGTTCCCATCCAAAAAATTATCAGTTATAATTATTGGAATAAGTTAGAATTATATCTTCAAGGATATGAGAGAGCTTTTTCGCTTTGTAAATCTCAATGTGGAAAACTTCTTTCCAGTCGGGAAAAGATTGAAGAAAATCTTAATACAGGTGAAAAAACGTATTTTGATGCTTTTAATCAAATCAGTTAGGAAATTAATATGGAACAGAAAGATTATGAAGTAGCAATGGTTCGTGCTAGACTTAAAAAAATTCGGTATCAAAGTACAGAGCTTTTAGCGCGATTTGCTAGTATGGAAGAAACAGATCTACCTGCTTGGCTACAAGCTAAGGTAAGCGATGCTGATCATTTTATTAGCGCTGTTTATGATTATTTTGAGTATGGAGACTATGAAGAAAATACTGAAGAAAATACTGAGAAAGAGGAAGAAGAGAATGACATGGAAGAAGAATCTATTGATGTTCTTCGTCCTCCCTCTCACGTTTTAGTTGTTAGAGATGAGGAACTTGATATTGCAGAAGTAGATATGTTACCGCCATCTGCTATGATGGCTATGGGAGAAAGAAATGCCGTTGAAAAAAGGAAAAAGTCAGAAAACAATCTCAGCAAACATCAAGGAGTTGATGAAGAAACCTGGGAAGACGAGAACAAAGGGAATCCTAACATCAGCTAAACGTTTAGGAATTAGTGCTGAAGAAGCACAAAGACGACAAGCGGTGGCAATTGCTTTAAATAAGGCAGGTAAGAGCAAGCCAAAAAAGAAGAAATAAATTTTTGACAAAATAACACAATTCTGTAAGAATTACATATATAGCCTAGTGATAAAGTGAATCTAAAGGCTTTAAACTTAATTTTTTCTAAAGGAGATATATAAATGGCTGTATCATTGAAAAGAGGAACGGATTCGTTCCCTGTCTCAATTAACGACATTCACGCTGCTGCCCTAACTCAAGGCGGTAACGAAGTTCATCTCTATCCAGGAACCTATACAGCAAACACAGGTTTAGTTGCTACAGACTTTGCCTTTGTTGGTATTGGGGATAAAGATGAAATCATTATTAATGGTGATATGACAATTGCTAATACTTCTACTGGAGGTATTACTTTCAAGAATATTTCTTTCGTAGGAGCCACTGCTGGCTCAGAAGGAGGAGGTGTTTGTGTAACTAAACTTGGGGCTGCTGCTTGTGAGCTTACTTTCTTTGATTGTAAGTTTTCTAATAGCGAGCACGCTGTTTCCCATAACGGTGAGCTTAGTTTTGTTACCTCTGGTAAAAACGTTACTATGTGGCAGTGCGATGCCCGTGGTGTTGACCAAGCTATCGTTTCTAACGCAAACGTAGAAATTAACTTCTCAGCACTAAATACTTCTGCTAACGCATACATGCAACCTGGTACTGGTGGCGGTAATCCTCTACTTACTGCTACTGTTCGCGCCTCTACCGCTGGCGCTGCTAACTCAGGTAATATGACTGAAACAGTTCTTGCACTGATTTCGTAATTTAAAGGAGAAATAAAAATGGCGATGATTAAAAAAGAAGTTACAGGAGATGCAAACGCTCTTAAGCTTGTTGCTGATGCCCGTCAAGCACCTGTAGCTGCTAAGGGAGGTACACAACGTACTTCTTTTACTGGCTCTAACGACACTCGCCCTGCTGGGAATGACCGCCCTAATCGTAAACTAAAAGCTGCTCGTGGCTATGTAGATCAAGGTCCAGTTACTATGGACGTTGCTAATAATTACGGTGCTCAGTTTGTTAGTGGTGGTCCTACCTCGGGTTCTGTAAATAAAAAGTACAGTGCAGCTAGTGAATCAGTTACTGGTGGCATGGGCGGTAAAGTTATTAAAAATATGAAGTAAGGAGGATAGTTAAATGGCTAGAACTTCTTATGGAAGTGGAGTTGGAGAAGGTAAAGTTCAGCGAATTGGAGATAACAGATATGGTCTTCGTGAAGAGTATGACCCTACTGTAAAAGAACAGACAGTTCAGTACTATAGAAAAGGCGATGTTGCAGTAGTTAAAGAGGTTAAAGACCCAAATCTTCAAACTGTTACTACTGTAAAAGTTAAACCTCGTTCATGAATATACCCGAAGCTTTTCAGCGAAGTCCTAAATACACAAAAAAGAAAATAAAAAAAGCTAAAAAGAAGATAAAAAAACTTAAGAATACCGATAATTAGCTAAGTTTAGTAACCAAGTATACTTGTAAGGCGCACA